ATTGTACTTTCAAGGCCCGCTGAATACTCACTAATACCAAATAACAACTGCGCCCAATAAGAAACGGTATCCATCAGCAACTTCAACGAAGCGTTTGGAGCAGGTAACTGAAAAATCTGCACACCATTTGGGTCTGATGTTGGGTACATATAACCATGCTTGATTTTCTTTGGCTCATTCTTCTGATTACCAAACGGTGAGAAGAATGCAATCGGTTCATTTGAATTTACCGTACCACGAAGAAACTGATTGAACAAAGCGTCGTAAGCCGTCTGCGGTCCATCCATCAACTCTAAGACACCAAGAGCACATCGTCTTCCTTCATCATCTGGCATGAAGTAGTCAATATCAATTGGTCGTTCCTTTAATGGAAACTTATTTTTTCGCAACTGACATAGCACCTCATTCTCAACATCAACTAATGCAATAAACTCATCTTCAAGCTCATCATAGTCTTCAAGTTCATTCTCCTTGCCTTCCTTTAACACATTGATACGGATACGTCCATAAAACTCAATAAACTCCTTCTCATACTTCACTATTGAAGTATCACCATCATAATCAGCAATCTTATTTGACATTGTTGTCTGACCTTGCCAGTCTACTATCTCATCAATAGCTGCTGGATACATCTTGCCCTGCAAGCTCTCACGATAAAACATATCGTACGTTAATCGCACAACCTTCATCTCATAATGAGGCGTCTTCCCCATCATCGCATTAGGTGGCTGAATATAATCACGACGAGAGAAAACTTCAAACTTTGGACCATTGTAAAGTAGTTTTGTTTTTTCAACCTCTTGATATAAAACTTCTTTTGTGTTTGGGTCAAATAAAGGTTCAGTAGGATTGGCTGGATTGTAAAGTATCTCTCTGATTATTTCTGTACCGTACTGTTTATCCCAAGTCATTATCCATGGGCATTCGCCGTTCTTCGCCGAACTATGGAACAAACGATCAGTGCATCTAAATAAGTCAAGCTCGTTATCCATTGACCAATTACCAAACACACTGACCTTATTCACCTTCTTAACATCACCTTCTTCTGTCGGCAATACACGCAGCACCTCTTTTGGTGAGTGGATAACATTCATCACGTTGGCGTGAATCACTTCAGTAGTTACTGTAGATAATGGAGAGACATAAGTGCTATCGTCACCATCAGAGCCTTCAGGTATATGTGGAACCATTCGATAAACTTCATCATATTTATCTAACTTATCACACAACTCTTTATGCTTCGGCAATGCTTCTTCATGACGATCACAAATCCATCTAGCGATCCGTTCACGTTCAAGCATGTCAAGCTCGACTAAAAAGCCTTTGTTCTTAACCTTGAGTTCCTTGAGATAATCCTTCTCATTCTCGACTTCTATCTCTTTGACAATCTCATCATTTGAGCGTGTCAGGTCTTCAGGATCTGTTTGTAGCCCGTCTGGCATTATGCATACCTTTTAATTTTCTTTTTCATCTTACTTTTATTATAACAACCAATTTTTAATTGTAAAAAATATAATTCATCTTCTAATGAGTTATATAAAATATGGTTAGTAATAACCCTTTCTCCATCAGCGTTACGAGTAAAATATTTTCTTTGTTCTTTAAATAACTTTAAAAGCTTGATACCTAAATCAACTTTTTTCATATTAACTTTTTTAATAATCCCTCAGGCATAATGCCTTTAGGAATTGTTACTAACTTCTCTTCAACGGTTTGTTGGTTACCAATAATAATGTTGTCTAATTCCAATGAAGCCATTCGCACAGCCAAAGACCAATGTTGCGGATTACCAAAAAATGAAACTTTCATTTTACTATCAACAAATTCGACTTTAAGGATATCTTGGTTTAGTTTACCGTTGTTGCTCATCACTTGATCTCTTTAACAGTGCCAACAATATCAGTCAAATTTACAAGAGTCAACTGATCCTTCGCATGACTATCATAAAAAGTCGTACCAACATACTTACTAATCATCACAGTCTGACCAACGACAATTGATTTCATCTTAAGATAATAGTTAAACTCAAGCAATGTCTTTAATGCAGATGAGTCGCCGTGCTGTGCCTTTTCAGTTAACGAGTTTACGATTGTTTCACTGGCAGCCACTAACGACTCATCGCAAAAACTGTTATCAGGAACATAAATTACCTCAGCTAAGTCAGTGCGACGTTCTTGTGTTTCATCTGGTGCATACAGAATACCACCACCAAGTTTCTCGCCAATCTTCTTCGTCTTAACGAGGATGCGATCACCGAATGGAATGATTTGCTTATGGACTTCCTTAGCTACTGGCATATCAGCCATCACAACTGGAGGGGGAACATAGCCGCCGCCGCCTTTAATGCTATCTGTATTGTCAGGATAGTTTGTAAAAGATTTCTTTTGATATTGCATCCCGCGAATTCCACCTAATTTTGACATGGTCCCCCTCTTAATATTTTTTTAAAAAATTCAAAATATTTTTCTCTACTATTAGAAATTATATATCCTAAATCTTCTTTATTATTTTCTAATCTATTAATAATGTACTTTTTAGCATCATCCTCATTCTCAGGGAGCACAATTATAAATTGTTTATTGTTAGTCATAATTTTAGGAACAAATAAATTTTCAAATTGTTTAAATAAATCTTCACTTATTCTAACAAAGCCAATATTAACCCAACAAATAAGATCATCTTGCTGCAAAGTATAATTACTAGAAACTTTATGCACTATTAAATTCATCTCCACTTTATTTCATCAATTAAAGTATATTTAGCAGCCCAACGTCCGTATTCTAAAAGTACAAATGTATCTGCGTAATCAGGGCTCTTAACTTGTCTTGCCATCATGTCTTCTTTCGTCTCAATTTGGATACGACCTAACGCGTCTGGTGCTTTTGTTCGTATTGAACATAATTGATTTTTAAGTATCTGATATTCACGTTCAGGAATCTGTTTTAAATTATACATTCCCTTCTCAAACTTCTTTGCAACCATCCAGTAGAATTGTGTCCTAAGATTTTTAAACTTTGTCTGGTCGACTGCCTTTTGTCCATAGCCACCGTGAAACTCCAACACTGGAATATGTTTACGAATCAGAATATCTGCGAGACCCTCACCAACACCGTCGCTGTCAATTGTTACAGATGTCGCTCGCTTCTGCGAATATTTCCAAACTAAATTATCAGCTGACTTATCAATTGATACACGGTAGTAACCTTGCATTTCTTTTATTGTGTGCCCATAACTATATCCAATGACCGTTTCATTCTCGCCATGCTTTGTCGCTACATCACACGATACCAACCGTACAACATCTTCTTCGCGTTCTTCTTCAAGTGACTTACCATCGATGTCTAATCCCAATCTCGCTCGCTCAACCCAGCTTCTACTAATAAGTGCATCTGATGCCTCTTCAGGGAACTCACCGTCGACGTGGATCTTGACATATGGGCTGTTTCGTCCATGTATGTCTTCCATATCGTTGATCCACTGCTGTGTTACTAAGCCAGGGATCACGACATTATTATTTTGCCACTTTATGCAATCACGACAATTGATCGTTACCTTATGCCAAAGAGCAGATGAGAATATCTCATAAAACTTACCTGAGTTTTCTAACGGATTTCCTATTGCGACAATCTTCTCAGGATGCAATGCTTCGATCATATCCCAGATATCTGGGTTCATTCCTGATGCTTCATCAATAAGAACTAAAAGATGTGGTGAATGGCGGCCTTGAAACCTAACAGGCTGATCTGTCGATATACCAACTGCAAACCACTCGTCATTAAAGATCAATTCTGTTTTTAGTAATCTGCCACCAATTGGAATCTTAGATTTATTATAATGTGTTGCAATCTCTTTCCAAAGGATGTCTTCGACTTGTGGCCACGATGGTGCTGTTGTTACAACCTTTGACGGATAATTGCATATTAGAAAATCCATTACTATATCTGCTGCGATGTACGACTTACCGACGGTGTTTCCAGACTTCACGCAGACACGTTTATTATTACGAACAGCCCAGAGTATTTCTTCTTGCTTCTCCCATAGCTTCATATTAGAAAACGAATAGTGTCTAGTTACTGGAGACTTTCGCCAGGCGTCCAGAATTTTCTTTTTCTGTTCGATGGATGTCTGTGATGAGGGATTGAATATCAAATTTAACTTCTCCAGTTACCTCGGTCTTGTCACGCCACCCGGCTATGTTTTTAAGGAAGGCGAATGCCATATATGAATTAAACTTGTTTGTTAATGCACCAAGTGCTATTTTTGATTCAGAAATATCGCGAAAAACATTATAGGCAAAACAGAATTTTTCATTATTTAAGAAATTACAAGAATGTACTACTTGAGAAGAATATCCTCTTGGCGGGCAGAACTCTTTAAAAAATGGATGTGGTGAGTTAAGTGCATATTTAATTAAAGCATCAGCTTCATTATCGAGAAATTCTTTTGTATATTTAGATGGATTTTTAGGGCCGCGTTTTGCTTTAGCTGCAACATTGGCACGAAGATCAGCGGGTGAAAATATAGTTTGATTTTCATTCACAATATGATTATTGCTTATGTGTGAGACAAAGCAAACATTATTTTAAATTAATATTTGCAAAAATTGCAATCATATGATAATGTAAAAAGCAATTAAATCTTGGTGTAACTCAAAATTCAATCGAATCAAACAAGGTCCCGCACCAAATGCAAGTTAATTTCCACCTGATTGAAACCTGGCGTAAAAATAATAAGCTATCACAAAAGCAATTCTGTTTTCGTTTGGGTGTACGACAGAGTAAGTATACCAGAATAAAACGAGGCAATCTACGGGTAACGCCGGAGTTTGTAGAGAGCGTATATTTTGTTACTGGGTTAAGGATTGAACAGATCTTCATTTTCGACAAAAAGGGAAATGTTCAATAAATGAACATTAAAAATAACATTTTTAGTATATTTTGCAAACAAGTATGCACAAAAAACTCTTTTATTATCATACACTTACAAAAAGTTTGCAAACGTGCAAATATGGTAAATTGCACAAAATC